TGGTAGCATTGACCATTGTTCAGGTATAAATAAACCACACATTCCTTTTGTATCATGCTCATCTAACAAGGTTGTTTCAACAGCATATACATCTTTTGAATCAGGGTTCATTACCATTTCTTTTAATGGTTCACACTGATCTAAGTCACCCACAGAACCTGCTACCACAAACATACCAGTATATATCATACCTGATTTCATAGCTGGTAAAAGGTACTCTATGGTTGTATTCATTTTTGGTGCAATCCCTGCTTCTTCATGAAAGAATAATGTACAAGGACCCCCAACACCATTTGTAGGATCTTTATCTAAAACCACACCCATAAGTGCAGATTTTAAACCAATATCTACTTTTCTACCTCCTTGGGTAACTTCTGCTTTTTGTTCCCAGTTTAATACTTTGTCTGGGTTACATGGTCTGTACCATGCAGTATGTTTGTTTAGGAAGTTTCTGTATTCTTCCATAAAACGCCAGGTTCCTTTTTCATTGATATAATCTTTTAGGGAACCAGCCATTTTGGATACAGAACCTTCTTCAAACCAAAATAGATTTATAATTTTTCCAGCATGATAATAAGAAGATGCAATCTGACGTTTCTTCAAAATTGCTGCATGCTTATTGGATAATTGTGCAAGTTCTTCATATAGAGCCATGTGATACTGAGCATCACGCACATCAGCAAACGTAAATTTGTTTACTTCTTTGTTATAGATTGGTAGAAAGTTAAGCCACATGTAGTAATCTCTTGGAAGATACCATGTATTCTTTTTGTGTTTGATTAAGATACCATTTCTGCATCTATCTTTTTGAGTATTCCAATACTCAGTAAAATCTTTTGACCTTTCAGGAGCTATACAATATACTCTTGTTTTATTAAAAATTCTAGCTTGCTCATTAAACATCTCAGAACTCTCATCAAAATTATATTGACCTGGCTCTTTAAACAGAGGCAGCAAATAATCTAACAACTCTTGCTTTGTCTCAAAAGATGTTGTGGACCATGTTTTAGTCTCATACGTGTATGTAGGTATTTCTCTATACATAATTATAAATTTCTTACACTAAGCATTACAGTTCTTGCATCATTATAATTCCACAATACTGCTGTAACTATATAGCGTTCTTGACCAATTTTAATACAATCTTGTCTATGTGGAACCTGAGTCATTTGTCTTGTAATTAAGTGGTCTCCACTTACATGTTTTACTATAATGACATAGACATTAGAATTGGTCGTAGGCAAGGTTTTGTCCACCTCTGACTTGACTTTTTTGCTCTTCCATAAGGTCTTTATACGCTCCTTTAAAGGAACTGCGGATTGCTTCAAATTTTGCTGCTGCATTGACCAAAGCTGTAATATTCCCATCTCTACCATGTGTTATTGGAGTAGTATCCATGTAATCACCTAATCTATCTAACATTGATTTTAAACCCATGTATGCTCTGTATGTAGGTGTTTCATACATTTTTCTGCAAAAATTAAGAGCATCTACTATCTCATCATCTTCTGTAGAAAATTCAGCTTCTAGCTGAGCAATTATTAATTCTTCTTTTTCATGTTCGCGTACATCAAAGAAAGGATTTAAATCTGGATTTGGACATGTCATATAAAACAAGTAGCTGTATATTTTCATGAAATCTTCAGGATATTCATCCATAATTCTTTTGAGCACTATCAGGTTATGACAGTGCTCTGTAGGAACAATAATATTGTTTTGTATATCAAATAGCTTAATCATTTTTTTTGCTTTTGTATTTAACTATTTCATGTTTGTTAAACTTCAACCAGCTAAATAGTGAATTTACTTCTTCTCTTAAATAAGGCAATTGATATTGAATAACTTCTTTTACAATTGGATCACCTTCTTCTGTTCTTTTTGCAATAGGATATCCAAATTCATCTTCTCCTTCTGTCTCAAACAACACATGCTGTAATGTAAGACTTCCAGGTTTTAATTTTGGATTATGCTTAATAATCATGTACATGTATATACTTAACTGCAAGGCATAATGGAAATAGTTACAATCATCTAGGTGATGCAATGGCTGAGTCATCTTTTGTGGAAGACCTTCCCAGTTTACAAATGAGGATGTCTTTATTTCTTTATTTGTCTTATAATCAAGGATATGCACACATCCATTAGCAATCTCAACTAAATCTGATTGACCACAGATGCCAGCTGATTTTAAATATACTAAATGTTCAGGATAAATACCTTCATCAAGCTTCTGAGAGGTAGCAGTTTTAACACCTTTTTCATCAACATCAGGAGCAAATACACCTAAGTTAACTCCATGTCTGTTTAAACTATCACATGCTAATAAATCTGCTTCTCTTTGGTTATGATACCAAGTACCTAAATCAGTAGCACGTTTTGATTCATTATTCCATGTGGCAATAATGTCTTCAGGTTTCATTCCAAACCATTTTGATTTTTTGCTTTTGGATACTTTCTCAGCAATTTTTTTTGAATCAAAAGGTTGTTTAAAATAAGAAACTAAAGTAGTAACACTTATCCAATCTATTTTTTCTTCTGGATTAATAGATTCATAAGAATGATTGTCTGGATGAAATACTAACATAATATTATTTGGATAAACTATTTAATAATGCGTCTTCTTCTTCTTGTGTGGTTATTGCAGACCAATGTCCAACAGGACATCCAGAAGACAATGAACGTGTTTTAAATGCAAGTTTGCAACCACATTGACCACAACAAGGTTGGGTTCCCTTTATATAACACTTGTCACCAGCATTATCAATCTCAGGACAGATGTTACAAATCTGCATGCGCATATCAGCAATCTCCTCAACATGTTCCTGTTTAAAGACACTATTTTTGATACCCTCAAAAATCTTACCTTTATCTTTCCAAAGTTTAATCAAGCTCATTTTTGTTGTTTTTGTAGTTGTTTTTTTCTTCTTCTTTTAATAATTTCTTATCATTTTCTTCCTTAAAGTTAAGAAGTATTTTCTCATATAGTTGCATTTCGCTTTTTAAATTGCTGATGCTTCTATACTCTTGAAAATTAGGTTCTTCTATCTTCTCTAATTTCTCTAAGGCTTGTTGGTACATTTTATGTTTTTCTATAAGCCTTTTTTTGTTGACCACAAATGTGCCTAGTTTATCTACTCCTATCCTGTAAAATTCAAGATTTCTAAGTTTGTGATAAACATGCTTGTAGTAACAAGAAACAATTTCATCAACAGTATCAGCTGAGATGTTAAGTCTATCTGCTACAATTGCTGATACTTGTTTACGCTTAATTGCTCTCAACTGATAAAAATTTATAGTCCAACAATACGTTACCTGCAGTGTGTACATCAATCTTTGATGAAAGTTGTATCATCTTTTTATATGTATCAGACTTTACAACTAGACCACGCTTTTCTAGCTTTGTTAACTTGTTTCTTACATTTTGAGATTTGACAGCAAAGTCTTCTGGTTCTATGTTTTGGTAAGTTTGTTTTACAATAAAATTACAGAACTTAGTTAAATCCACTGACCCATGCACGCCTAACCACGTAAGCAATTCCAAATCATTATCTGCTATTTGTTCTTTCTTGAAAAATACAAGGTCAGTTATGATCTGATACTTGATCAAATCATAACGTGACAATCTGTACTTTTTCTCAATTTTCGCTACTTCCATTTGAATTAAGAATATTTCTGAATGTTAATCCAGAATCTTTTGGGTATCGCTTTTCAATGCTTCTACCTACAACAGCACCTGTCTCATCAATATGTTGTGTGATGATAACATCTTCTACTGTGGTTAATGCTTCAGCTATTGCATACGAACCATCTGGATTCCTTTGTTGTGTGGTTACTTGAATAACCACGTCATTACCACATGGCATAGCTTTTGTAGATTTCATCCATCCCTCAGCCTCAGAAGATGCTTTTGATATTAATTTAAAAGTATCTCCATTGCCCCAAAACTGAATGTCTTTTACATTTTTTCTAGCACCATTTGCTGTGGTGTTGTGTAATGATTTACTTTCCATACTGTTTTGTTTTTACAATTAATATGTGATTAATCCAAGACTTCAATGCTTCCATCTTGCTTTTGTTACCTGATTTGCTCATGATTTATAGGGTTTAGGTTTTTCAACCTGGTTAATACATCTTTTCCAGTATGATGATCAAACTCATACTTTGCTTTTTCCACTTCAGGGATTTGGAATAAGTCCCAGTCTTTCATTTCATAATGATTGGTAATTTGTCCATCAGGCAACATTGCCACAACAACAAACCATCCGCCACCTAAACACAATTCACCATCATGGTGTCTTCTAGACTTATGCACATCATATTTTACTAAATGATATTCTTGTCCAGTAATTTTCCAGTTTGGGTTTAATGTTTTGATTTGAGCCCACTCATTAAACAATGCTGCATTGTACATTTTTTTAAATTCATACAATTCATTGTAAGTATGATATCTATTAGACAACTCATTAATAGCTGCTTCATCAGAGTAGGTCTTCTCAAAGATTTGTGGTTTGCAAGGATAAAACTCATTATCTACACCTTTGATAATATAATCATTTACGCTAGCACGCATAGATCCTTCTAAAGTGTGAATAAATAAAGCATCACCTTTAAACGTGTATTTTCTTTCAGGACCTTCACAAAATTCTACAACATCTAATGAATTATTACCTGTCCATTGGATAGCCTCAATAATAACTGGTTTTTTTACAAACTTACCCATAAGACTAATCCTTATAAGTAATTGCTTTGACTATATTCATCTGAGCATTTATAACCTCAGTAATTGCATGCTCTATGATAAGTTTCTTGTCAGAACTAGGATTATCTAATAAGTGTTTGTCCATAAGGTCTATTAAATATGCACAAGCGCGTTTTGCGGTTGCAACCTCATCATCACCACTTGGATTAAATGTTAATCCTACTAACTTTTCACCTCTAGTAAATTCAGGTATCTTAACCTCCATTACTTCTTTAATTCCTTCTTCCATTTTATTTTTTTTTACTACCATACAATAGAAATATCATATTCATTAACCAACATCTTTGTTTCTTCACCCACAGGGATTCTTTCTGCATTTGTCAATACACCTGCAGGAATATACACGCGATCTCCTTCTTTGATTTTCTCTACATCTGAACCAACAAGTGCAACCTCTAAACTTGTCCACTGTTTGATCATCTCTGTTTCCAATTGTTTTTCAACTTCTGGAGTCAACTCAATTATTGACTCTGGTCTTTTAGGTACATTAATCAATATGCGCTTTCCTAATAATTTCATAATTTAAACTTTTAAGATTTATTCTTCTTCTTTGTCCTGGTTCTCTTTTATAGCCTCATCTATAGAAGCTGTGATGTTTGCAATCATTGCTGCATGTTGCAACCTCTCAGATTCATGCTTGACAGCACGCGCCTGTTGCTCTGCCAAGTCAGCACGTAGAGTAGCCAACTCAATCTGCTCTTTGTACCAAGCAACAACCTCTTCCTTGCTTGGAGCTTTTTTTTCTTCTTCTACCATTTTTTATGTTTTTGGGATTTGACACAAATATACTCAAAAGTTTAAACTTTCCAAATTTAGTATTATATTTACAGCATGTATGTAACAAGAGAACTTGAATGGGAGGCAACTCAACTTTTAGCAGAAGCATTAGATGGTTTTAACACGCATCCATCTAACACCCTAATGATAATAGTAAGTCCAGATTATAGTGCAAGCATAGGAATGCACATGGCTCATCACCTTAGTAAAGATGGCGAGATGCTAGACTTAGACTTTATAGAAGTACCATACCCAGACCAAGATGTAAACATATACATAAACAAATTCCTAAACTCAGGCAGCCTTGCCAAATACAAATCCTATAAACAAGTAATCCTAATAGAAGCAGGAGTAATCTCTGGCAAAAACTACACGTGGATTACAAACATCCTTGATCAACATAACATCCCCTACATTACCTCAACCCTGTTTGAACATACAAACAGCCAATACAAATCTAACGCAGTTGGTATGTACTACAACTCAGACCTAGAATTTTACTGGGAACGCCACAATAACCACTGGCTATAAGAAAAATTTTTTGGAAATTTTTTTGGAGTAACAAATACTGTGTGTTAGAGGGGTGGTTATTAACTATGTGTCTTAGAGAGGTGGGACTCCATAAGTAACAAGCCCCCACCCAAAACAAAAACAACTGCACCCCCCTATGCATTCAGATCAATGTCCTATATTATGTACAAAACGTACTACATAGCAGGAGTAAGCATTGTTGCTAAAACCTTGGAGGAAGCATACGCCTACTTCAGGGACTACTGCAACAATGCAAAAGGCTAGGCTGGATGTCTGGTGCCTGCGCAGGCAGAGTGTGTTATATATAATGTATAGCACACTCTTGTGATATTGATATATACCCATGTTTAGGACTTCAACCCCCTAAACATTCAAGATATAGGCTTTTGCAATGTGGCCTTGAGAATTATGTTGCACAGTTTATTCACTCATAAAATTCCTACATTATGAGCTCAAAAATTAAAATTGTACCAAGCGCGAATGGTACAGCAGTTAGAACGTATGCAAATAACCCAGTGTTTGGATACGTAGTCCTTGAATCTACAGACATGGTATTTGCCAATGGCTGGATAAAGGAAAAGAAGCGCACCTGCATCTTGCGTGCAGAGGTTAAGTTGCTAGGCGCATTTGCTGCAATGCCTTCCATTTCAGGAAGGATATGTGTCCAAGAGTTTCTAGCAAACTCAATACCTGCGCATGTGCAGAAGGAGCATGTCAGAGATGACATTCCATTTGCAGAGGCCATTGCAGACTTCATCAAGAAGGCTGGTAAGGATGGCCCAGCATTAACAATAGGTGGTGTGCCTATTGTGCGTTTTACCAACTATGACCCAAGTGGTCAAAGCACTGATTCTATGTTGCAGTATGACAATATTGATGAGGTGATGGAGTGGGTGAAGCGTAATGCTGATGACGCTGATGGTGAAGTCAGTGCGTCTCTTCCAGGTGGTGAGTAACCACCAAAACAGGTTAGTGAGAGGACACCTTAAAGTCCTCTCTTTATTTTAAATACTTATTATTATGAATACTTTTGAAATTATCATAGAAAAAATGACTGATGAGCAATTAAATGTTGCTTATAGTCAAAATCAAAATGCACGTCGCAATGAGATGACGTGTATAATTGAAAAACAAGCATCAATTGATTTAGAGATTCTCTATGATAGAGAAATCAGAAAAAGAGCCACTAAATTGATGGCTATAACTCTAAACAATTCTATTGCTGGGTTATAATTAAAAAAGGCATGTGAGGGAGAGCCTACAATCTCCCTCTTTATTTTAATATTTATTGTTATGATTAGTTTTGACAAAAGAGAGCGCAGATTTCTAGATGATACTTCTACTCTGTGCACAGCTTTCCTATCTGATAGAATCAGGTTGCATATAGATGCAACACTAGGTTTCATACCTAGAAATGCCTATATAGGTAATTCTGCTGGTGACTATGTATTTATCAGTGTTGTAGACAAAAATGGTGATGTCTACACTTACACTGATTGTTACTATCTAGATGATGAATTGCAAGACAAAGGCATCGTTTTATAAACTTTTAAATTTTCTACATTATGAAAAAAATTAACTTTTATATCATGTCTATAGCATTAGGCATGATATGCTTGATTTTCATTGAAGGCGCAATGACTTTAGGGTCTGTCTTCCAGTTTGAACACTATGGTGTATTTGCTTGGGTGTGCCAAGCAATTGCTGTAGTGTTCACAATAACCCTGTCTATGCACATAGCAGGGAAAGAATTAGAGGAGGGCAAGTAGTCCTCCTTATTTATTTATTAATATTTTAAAAATTAGTGTTAAAATTACCAGTATGTAGCGTGTGATGCGTTACGTACTGGTGTTTTAATTACCATTCTGTTAGGTGTGTGACTTCAAAAGAAAGACTGCAGCCAACCAGTAGCATACAGTAAGACTTTTGTAGTATTACCTTCTGCAGCTAGTAGAGGAAGAAATAAGCCTTCCAAAGTCAACAGGTAAACACCCAGTAGCATACAGTAAGAATTTCTAGAATATTGTAAACTTATTGCAAGTAATAATTAGTTTTGTTTTACCTGTGTAACATTGAGACTCACTACCTCAAAATCAACCTGTTACAAAATAGAGTATTTTACCAAAATCTACCTGTTTTCACCCAGTAGCATAAGATAAGCATACCTGTGGCATACAGTATGATTTGTCCAATACAGCAACCCCCCAAGAATACAGTATTAATTATTTAAATCTAGAGTTATGTCTACAGTAAAAATTGTCCCTGCAAAGACAGGGAATTTAGTATCCACGTACAAAAACAACGCTGAATTTGGCTATATTCAGCTTGAGTCTAGCGAGATGTCTATCAGTGGAGGATGGATTAGAGAGTCTAAAAGAAGTTGCTTATTACGCGCTCAAACTAAGTTACTTACAAGCTTTGTTGCAATGCACAAAACACTTGAAGTACCTGGCAAAATCACTGTCATGGAGTACTTAGCAGACAGTATTCCAGCTGAAGTTCAGAAGGAATTTCTACGTGATGATGTACCTTTTGCTGAAGCCATTGATGGTTTCATCAAACGTGCAGGTGCTGATGGTCCTGCGTTGACTTACAATGGTGTTAAGATTGTAAGATTCAGCAAATATGACCCGTCTGCACAGAGCACTGACTTGTTTGTGACTCACGACAACCTTGATGAGGTTATGGCTCACAAAGACAGCCAATCTGCAAGCAACAAACCTGCATTTCCAGGGAAATAATTTTCCTGTAAGTGACTGATAATGAGGGGGTAGCCCAATTAGTATTGGATTATACCCCTCTTATCAAACCTGTAATCTGACAAAAAATGCGCGCAATATATAGCTAATCAGACTGTAAACACACAATAGCATAAGATAGTACTTACTACTATGCATATGTTTATACATTACTATCTGTTTACATACATACTATAGAATATAAGACTTAGTTTCTTTCTTTATATCTCTATGTAGTATTTGTTCTTTATTAGCTTTTAGTAGAAGTGCAGTTCTTTTAAGTCAGCCACTTTTTATTTGCATTTGTTTTAGTGACTGACTGCCCTACACTACTAGGGTTTATCACAAGAGTAGTATCTCAACAGTATCCTTTACAGGACTTGAAGAGGGCTTGTGATTTGTAATGCACCACAACTCACTTCCAAAGGGTGAGCAGTTGTAATAATAGTGACAAACATCAATGAGGTGCAGACCTTCATAATCATAGTGATTATGTAAAGCCATGTTTTGTGAAAACTATATTACAACTGAGTGCAGAGGGATATTTATATACTTAAAGTATTAGCATTTGAACAAGAGTTGAAACATTATACAAATGCAACATTATTCTCTTTGCACTAACCTTAGGGTGAGCAGTTGTAAACCAGGAAATATGCAGCTTCAGTAATGAGGGTTAGTCCATACCATGTGGAGTGCAAAAATATCAGGTTGGTATTACAACTGAGTGCAGAAGGATTATTCACATACCTCTAAACTAGCTGACATCAGGTTGAAAGATAACAGCTGTGATTAAGTACTAAGCCAAGTGTTTAAACTGGCTTTATTTTAAACTATGAAAGGGTGATGACCAACATTATTTAAACTCAAGCTATCCAGTTAGTGACTGGTATCGTACAGAAGCTGTCTCACTGACAGCCCGTGGCTTATCCTAGTTAAACGGTCCTGAAAATCAGTACTAGGGTTTTTATCTTTAAACTAATTAAAACAGATATAGAAATGGAACAGACTTTTGAACCTACTGTGAGACACTATACCTTATTAGGGTATATGGATGACCAAACTAAGTCAGCTCTTAAGCTGATGGTTGCTAATCTTGGTTACTATGGTACTATTAGTACTTTAGTAAGTAAGTGTGGTAAAGGTAACAAGGAAGCCCAAATATTGGCTGATATCGGGTGTTATATGTTGGAATACTATGAATAAGTTTATAGTCTTTTCTACATTGGGACAAGCAAAGAACTTTGTTAAGCGTAAACTTCCCACGCATTATCATAGTGAGGGATGTGGTTGCTGTTATAGTGAATCATATCCCTTAATTAGAAATAAGCGGGTTGTTTATGTCCAGAAAAATTCTTCTGCTGGTCACATAACTACGGAAGTAACTGTCTTTGGCAGATACAAAAAATAAACACTCTATTGGCTACAGAGTGTAGATATGGTCGTGATTAGCCACACGTCAAGGTACCTAAAGATACCTTTGAAACACAAGGGATGTTTCTAAAGGGGATTAGTGAACAAATGATCTAATCCCCAATCTTTACTTTAATGCACCACAACTCACGTGGATATGAAGACTTCTTACCACCATAACAATCTAACCCCACAGCTGAGTGGAAATGGTATTAAGCGTAAGATGTGAAACCACACTGATTAATCAGTCTCCAAAGGGTGAGCAGTTGTAATATCCTAAACCAAGTCATAGTCACGAAGGAGGATAGTAGGATATAACAAAATAACTACATTATTACAACTGAGTGCAGAGGGATTACTCTTGTCCAAGCAGGATAACATACTACCCTTTGCACTTATGATGTGCCATAATGGATGTATGTCAAGGGTTGCAACCTTGTGAGAGTACTAATTAAACCATTAACTTTTAAAAAATTTAACTATGAATGAATATATTGTAGGTTATTATACTCCTCAAGGTAGGAGAACAATAACTATAACAGCTAGTTCAAGAGAAGAAGCAAGAACTCAAGCATATGCTATGGGTTATCAAGTAATTGATGTTTCACTTGATTAAGATACAATAGAAAGGCAGTGATATTCTGCGTATACCTGAGCATGTAGAAAAACTGCTCATTTTTTATGTATTTATTAATCAACCAAAAACCTACAACTATGAAGACTTTTAAAGACTTAGAATTTGAAATTGAAGAAGATTATCTAAATGGCATTTATGCTTGGATGATATTTGATAACCACTTTGGTGTGTCTGTAATCAGAAATGATTACTCACATGGTGGTAAAAATGGACTGTATGAACTAGCTGTAGTCTACATGTCTCCTGAGATGAAAGAATCTCAGCTGCATTATGATAATCATGTAGCACAAGGTGACGTTAGAGGTCATCTTACAGAAGAAGAAGTTTCAGAGCTTATGGAACAAGTACAAAACTTTTAATAAATTGAATGTTATGAGTAAGATAGTTTTTTTGTGGTGGCTTCTTAATGGAACCATCACACCTGCTGGTGAGCATGAAGGACACAAAATGTATACAGTATGGTTTGCTGATGGTAAAGTCGCAGACTATGTGTACAAAGGAGAAATTCTTCACTATATTGAAACAAAAGAGTTTGAGTATAATGAAGAATACGAGTTTGAATCTCTGAAAGAAGAGATAGATGAACAAGTTTTTTATGGTAAAAATTAAGTAGCATATGGTAGTGATTGAATATACCTTGTACACTCTAATTTTGAGCTTTAACCCATGTGATGTTTTTGATTACTACAATGTAACAGAAATGCATGGGTTAAATCTTGCAGACTGTCAAGCACACAAGAACAATGAAGAACAAGCATATATTGCTGGTTGGTGTAATTATGTCCCAAAAGCCTCTAATGAATATACACTAGAAGACAAAGGTTTTGTTTATATCAACCTGTCAAGATGCAACAATGATATTGAAACAACAGCTACTGTGTTTCACGAAATGATGCATTTATCAGGTCATATTTACAATGGCTGCTGGGATAGTCATGAAGAAGAAATGATAACTTTTGCTGAAAAAGAAACTTATAAAGTAGTAAAACTTATTAAAGAATATAAACTAACTTTGTCAGAAGATGAATAAGAAAGAAATTGCCAAAATAGAAGCAGAAATTAAAAGATTGCAAAACCAATTATACAATCTTGCAGAATCTAAAGTTCCACCAAGTGTAGAATACTACACTCTGATGAGATGGAACATAGAAAAATCAATTAGTGATTTAGAAATAATACTTGAAAGAGAAATTGAACACGAAAAAATGATGAAGCCTTTTATTTATACAAACTATTTGTTTGTGTTTTTAGTAGCAGCTTTCATCACCTATTTTTTATTGATGTCATTATAAATTTAACATGGTGTAGGATCCAAGTGAATAAAAAAGCAGTGTGAGGTTTCGCGACCTTGCACTCTTTTTTCTTGTAAGTAATTATTAACCAAATATATAGCAAGATGAGCAAATTAAAAATGAACTTTGCACAAAGAGTGCGAGTAAAAATTGCACCAAGAGAAACTAACGCTTTTGCTGGTGCTGCACAAGCAAGAACTGAACTGTTCAATGCAATCAATAAACATAAAGTTGATATTGATTATGCTTGTTTTTCAAAAAAAACTGAGTCTGAGAAACATCAGCTCAAAGTAGCTAAGCACCTTTGGAAACAAAGAGTAGCATAGAGGAGAGCAACCTGCCTGAGTGGTGTTTACTTGACAAGTGAGCAGTTGTAAAAGACTGCTCATTTTTTATCTCTACAAGCTAATATAGCCATATATTACAAAAAAAATTATAAGCGTGAGAGTAGTATTAACTGGAAAATTAAAAGGATCATGGGAAGACCTAAGAAAACACAACAAGAAAAAAATGCGCAAGGATTCATTGATATTGAATCATATAATGAAGCTGCTCAACTTGCTGAAAGACGTGGTGAAATAATAGTAAACCAATCTAGAAAAATTGATGGTCTTTTAGCAGACATCAAAGGTATGACTGAGAAATTAACTGCATGTCAAAACAATGACCAAGTGATTGTAAATGATATAAACAAAATTGTTACAAGAATGGAGCATAGTTTTGTAATGTCAATGGATGACCTTGGAGAGATTACTCTTGATGATGTAGTTTACAATATGAGACTAATCAAGCGTATTATCAATAAAAGATATGGTAGAAAGTAAAAAGATATTCTATGTGGCTATAGATGGTGGCCATGAGCAGGTGTACCCAGTGTACGCCTGTTCTTTTTGGCATGCTATTGAAATAGCTTATAGTAAGTATTCTCATATCTGTTCTGATAGAACTAAATATAGGTTACATGGGAAAAATGAAAGAACTGTACATGCAGCTTCTAGAAGAAGGAAAGCTGCGTGATCCTAGTCTTGAACAATTCAATGATGATGAATATTTAAGACAACAGGAATATTGGAATGAAGTTGCACAAAAAGAAAATCAAGAAGAAAATGATGATAATTAGCATTATACTTTTATATCTTTTTGGTACAACAGTAATAATAAGTAACGCAAGGAAAGATGGTAGACTTATGATTAGTGATATTGTAATGTTACTAGTATCACCTTGCATGGTACTTCCAATCTTAGCACTTAGAATTGCATCTATGTTTGTAAATGTAGACAAAGTAATAAAGTTTTATGACTAAAATAACGCGTCAGCGTTGAGCTATTAATTAAATCTTAATGACAAGATGAATTACACATCAATTACAGCCACAGCACAAGGCATTGTAACTTACACAGATGGAAAATCTGAATTTGTAAAGTATGACAAGCTTGTGCAGAACAAAATTAGTACTCAAAAGAGAGTACAGAAAACACAAGAAAGTTTGTATCTGAATTTGATTCAGCGTAGTATGTACAGAAGACTAATGTATGGTCTTAAAGAATATACTCCTGAACAAATTGCTAGTTTTTCACCTAGCACCCTGAACAGAATTGTTTCTGATTTTAAGAAAGCAAAGCAATATCTGCAAATTATGAAGGCAAAAAAGCTTTTTCATTGTGAAACAAGAGTTATTAATGCTATATGTAACAGTGACATAGGTAAAAAAGACTATGATTGGTATTTAGATTTGCCTAAGTATATTACTTTACGTAACTTGGGAATCACTACAAAAGATGTGTGTGATGAATTTATTACACGTAAGCTTTTACCTAAGAATTTTTATAGTATCAACCAACAACAAATTCAATTACCATGACAACTTTTGAATTAAAAACTTTAAACAACAAGGAGATTCTTGTTGTGTTTCACAAATTTGATAAGTATATCAAAGAAATGGAGTCAAACCTTGAAAAAGGTATTGTAGTTAAAAAAATTAACACTCCTATGGGCTTTGCTAATGGAGTATCAAATGTAACTGAAGAAGAAAAGGCAGCTTTTTTAAACTCTGAGCTTTTTTTATCTATGAAAAGTATAGTAGATAAACTGAAACCAGTGGCTGATTTAATTGAAAGCTGCTCTGAAGAATTACAAGAATTTTCTCACAACATTAATTAGAAACAAAATGAGTGCACAAGACAGTATTTTATTAAAATTAGCAACAATTGCTGATGACTACACAGAAAAATCAAACACAAAAGTGTTGATGGTTGCTATTGAAACAGCAAATGATGGTGAACCATTAGGAATGACACTGCAAAAAAATGCAAACCCTGTTCTTACTTTAGGTATGATAGATGCTCTTATGAATCTTTTAGAAGAAGAAAGAGAGAGAGCAATTTCATTCTTGCATAAAACAGGCGATCGTCATGAAAGCACCAGTTCTACAGGTTTAAAAGAAAATCTTAAAAACATTTCACCAAAAACAGCTAAACAAAAATTAGATGAAGTAATCAGTGCTTTTGAACTTGTTAAAGAGTTTAAAGCTTTGAAAGAAGAAGGTGATAAAATTAAAGATACTGACCCTGAAAGATTGATTGCTATACTGGCAAGAATGAGAGAAATATCACAAATCATTAACCAATTAGGTGATGATGATAGTTCTGATAATGACAATCAGAATCCACTTGACAAATTTAAAGACACATTTTAAGCTATAAGTTAGCTTTTTTGGCAAGATTGCAGAAATGCATAAGTTTATTTATTAATATTTTAAAAACACAAAAAAATGATCCTATTACAATCAGTTATCAATGGTACAAGCTACCAAATCAGTACATTACCTGGACAATCTTTTGAGAAAAGATTAACAAGAAGTCTTGAAGACTTACGTGTTACAGGTCCTATTGCAGAGTTTGCTAAATTTCCAGTAGGAACAGTGTTTGTTGCTGATGAGTATGATTTTCCTGAAGAAGATCACTTACATGTTATGAAAGAACATACAACAGCGTTATATTTTGAGAACACTGTTTTTCCTTTATCTACTCTAGCTTCTGAAAAATTACAAGAAATTTGTGATTATACAATTAACTACATGCTTGACTCTGGTAAATTTGAGATGGATTACATCAAGAATATTGCTAATGAGTTCAACACATTTGGTTATGATTTTGACTGGGAAGAAATGACTGCTCCAAAACCAATTGAAGCTGGTGCACCTGGAGGTAGCAATCTTAAACGTACTATAGCCGCACATTATCCAGTTCCTAAGCGTGAGGATTGTGGTTTCCACATTGACCCAGACTTATGGTTCTTGATGGTGCGTAATGTATTGAGATGTGAAAATACTTTACTTGTAGGTCCTACAGGTTCTGGTAAAACAGAAATCTTAATGCACTTAGCAAAAGCTATGGAAAGAGAGCTTAGCACTCAGGATATGGGTACTGTTCAAGATGCTCAGTCAGCATTATTAGGTGTTCACAGAATTGGCAAAGATGGTCACTCAGAGTTTGAGTATGCACCATTTGTAAACCATATTAAATCTGGTAACATTGTTTTGCTTGATGAGATTAACCGTGCTCCACTTGCTGCTAACAATATTTTATTTCCATGTCTTGACAAGCGTAGATATTTACCAGTAGATATTGCGTGTGATGAAGGTGATAGAACTGTTCCTGTACATAATGAAACAGTATTCTTTGGTACTGCTAACTTAGGTTCTGAGTACTCAGGTACTACATCTATAGATAGAGCATTGCTAGACAGATTCTTTATCATTGAGCTTGACTATCCTAAGTTAGAGGATGAAGTACAAGTATTGATGTTACGTACAGGTATTGAAGAAAGAGCTGCTACAGCTATTGTAAGAGTTTCTAATGAAATTCGTAAGCAATACAAAGAGCAAGAATTATCTTCTGCTATCTCAGTGCGTCATACTCTACAAGCTGCAAGCTTGGTAAGTGATGGTTTTGAAGTAGAGAAAGCATTACTTTCTACTATCATGCCATTATTTGAAGATAGTATTGGTGTGTCTGAAAGATCTAAAGTCTTATCTATTGTTTCTGCATTCTGAAAAGAAAGCTGGGATCCTTATGATATGACCAAACCTTTATCAAAGGATTACCTATGCTAAGATATAGCACAGAGCGTCAACTATGATACTCTGTGCTTTTTTATTAATTACTAAAAATTATAACAATGGCTAAAACAAGCTTTGGAAGAGACTGGTTTAACAGGAGAAAAGAAGATGCTTATACCTATGTAGACAACAGCAGAAAGATGTTTGATTGGGAAAAGGGTAAAAGTGCATTCTCTGATTATTTTGTAAAATCTACTGATACTATGCAGAATGCTGCTAATATGATAGGTTCTATGTTTAGAGTAATTGGTGTTCCTAAAGATTCTACGTTTACTTCCTCAAACAAAAAAGGCAGTGTAAACATTCCTTTACATATGCTAAAAGATGAAGAAGGCAGATGGTCTGAGCCAGATGGTAAAAAACTAGATGCTTTTTATGGTGCTTGTATACAAAATGCAGCTCTTAGGGCATATCAATCTGCTTATGAATTTAATGCAACCCAAGTTGCATCTGATACTAACAGAGCTAATTTTAATGCTGCTAATTATTTCACAAGTATCTTAAATACTGAGCGTGTTGATAAAAAGCTTTCACAGAGACTTCCTGGTTACAATAAGTTTGTTCAGAAATACAAAAATCATACTTATGAAGAAAACTACACACCTCTTGATGCATCAGAACCAGAACAATTTAGATTGCTGGATCTTGTCACAAGAATGTTGAGGTATCCTGCTACTGTGACAGAAGAAGAACTTACTGAATTTGCTGAACCTTTGAAAAAAGTAGAAAGGTTAATCAAAAAGTTTAATGGTATTCCTGAAACTTTTCAAGATGTCAAATCAATGGCAAGCAGTATTGCTAATGTAGTCTATACATATGAACCACCAGAGGATGAAGAAGAACCTAAAGAACCAGGAGGTGAAGATGATGAAGATGAAGATGATTCTGAAGCACCTGATGGAATGTCTAGTGAAAGTGATTCTGATGAAGATTCAAAACCAAGCAAGAAAAAATCTAAAGCTGAAATCAATGAGCATGCTAAGAAAAACATGGAAAAGCTTATGCCTTCTATGTCTATGGGTAGCGAAACTGATGGTGAAAGTGATGAAGCTAAAGAAATGCTTGAAGACTTTGTTGAAAACATGGAAGAGTCTGATTCTTTGTCAAAATATGATCCTGAGAAAAACAAAGATGGTGTCAATATAGGTAGTAGTACAGTTTATTTTCAAAGAGCTGATGAAGATAAAGAAAGATATCAAGGCGTATTGAAGAAAATTGATGTAACTAAAGCTGCTGTTCTACAAAAGCTGTTTATGCGTAAAAACAAAGACTATCAGTTTTCTATGAAATCTATGCGTTCAGGCAGATTGGATACTAATAAGATTGCAGAAGCAGTTCAAAAAGTACCTACTGTATATGAACGCTATGGTCAAGTTACAACTGATAAAATTTCTGTTACTGTTTTGATAGATGAGTCAGGTTCTATGTCTGGTAGTAAAATAGACAAAGCAAGAGAAGCTGCTATTTTTATTAATGAAGTATTCAAAAGACTTCCTAATGTTGAGCTATTTATCTATGGTCATACAGCTGATCAAAGAGGTATGTCTACTGACATAAGAGTATACAGAGAACCTGGATTTGCAGCACCATTTGCTTTAGGTAATGTTAATGCACGTAGTAATAACAGGGATGGTGATGCCATTCTTGCAACTGCTAAGCGTGTGCGTGGCTTTACTAAAAACAATGGTCTTATGTTTGTTTTATCTGATGGTCAACCATCTGCACATGATTATGGAGGTAGTAACGCAATTGAAGATACGCGTAAGAAGGTTTCTATGTCTCAAAATCTAGGATTTCAAATTATTCAGATAGCAATTGAAGAATCTGTACCAAGTGCTCAAATGTTTGACTACTTTATCAAAATGACAAATATCAAGAATCTTCCAAAAGATTTGATAGGATATATGTCTAGAAAAGTAGACAAGCTTATCAAAGAGCGTGTAGTAATTTAACAATGTAACCCCAAGGAATAAATCTTTGGGGTTTAACCTTCAAAAATTTAATGAAATTGAATCAAACTAAATATGTAGAAAGAAAGACTCTTAAAATAACAGAGTCAGGCAGGTCTACTGATTACATATCACCTAGTTTTATATTTGGTTGTGGGTTTGAATGTGCTTATTGTTACTGTAAAAGACATGTCAATGATGGTATAAGTATTGCTACCAATACAGGTCAGCTTTTAGATAAGATCAATGCGCATGTACACTTTTATGCAGATGTAGCAAAGCCAAATCAAACTCACTCTGAGTATGTTACGTATGACATAGGCTGTTTTTCAGACGTGGCACTGCACTTAAAGCAGTGGGATTGGGATACTGTGTTTGACTTTTTTAGAAATCACCCTCTTGCAATGGGTAGTTTTGCTACTAAGTATGTAAATGAAAAGCTTTTGTCTTACAACCCTTATGGTAAAATAAGAATAAGATTTAGCTTGATGCCTCAAAAGTATGCAGATATATTAGAACCTAGAACCACTAAGATTATTGATAGAATTAGAGCTATCAATAAATTCATAGAAGCAGGGTATGATGTACATGTTAACTTTTCTCCTGTCATTGTTCAAGATGATTGGTTGTATCAATATAGATTATTGTTTGAAGGTTTAGATGCACTTGTTGATATAAAACACAAAGACAAAGTCAAAGCTGAGGTTATATTCTTGACTCACAATGAGAAAAAGCATGTAGACAATCTAGCAAAAGGTATTTCTGGAGAAGAAATGTTATGGCAACCTGATGTACAAGAGTATAAATTCTCTCAAACAGGTGGCAAAAACATCAGATACAAAAGAGGATTGAAGAATCTTTACATACAAGACTGGACTAAATTGCATGATGCAATAATACCTTGGAACCATATTAGGTACATATTCTAGAAAAGTATTAAATTTGGAAAGTTTAACATTTAAAGATTTAACATGTCAAAGACAAATTATGAGACAAGGATTATAAATGGTGTGACTGTAGTCAAACCTATCAATCCTAAGTTTCCTTCTGTAAAAGAGAAGCATGAAACTAAACAGAACAAAGAACCCAAAAAACAAACTAATGATGAAGAAAGAGATTAGACATTTCATTCTTGTAACACTTATGAAGATGATGGTCTTTATAGTGTGTGCACATTTTTATTGTGAATACATTATCAGCAAAGATTTTCCAGGTATTCTACAATTAGCAGCAACATTATTTATGATAGCAATTATGATTGTAATTGCAGACTCTGTAATAAATTCAATTAATAAACTGAGAAACAAAAATTAGATAAAATTCCAAAACATTGAGGAATTAAAATAACATATTAGCAGTAATGCTGGACATACTGCTCCCTTGAGCAAGGAGTGTGAAGAAGAAAGTACGATTCTGTTGCAGGATAGCATTTACAGTGTGAATGAGTGCTCAGCTAAGACCCTGAAATAGGGGTGCTAATGAGAGTGTAACTAAAATCTGTGCTAAAAGTTGACTACCAAGAATAGGTTGGAAGACACTGGGAAAGACTAGACTTAATTTATTTATATGAAGAAAAAAGTAGTTTTATTGTCTATGGTAACAGTATTCACTATGTCTAGTGAGACCATAAGACATGTTCCAAAAGATGTTCCACATGTTGATAAGCATATAAAGCTTATAGAGAAAGAAGAAATGGTGGACAGCACTGTGCTAACAAAAGAACTGTTAGTAGAGTATATTCTTAAACAGGATATACAACACCCTGAAATTGCATTTAGCATTGCATGCTTAGAATCTGGTTTATGTAGTAATTTGTGTAAGTCAAACAATAATTTGTTTGGTATGAAGCAGCCAGGTGTAAGACCTACTACAAGCTTAGGAAGAAAAAAAGGATTTGCTTCCTTTAAAACCTGGTATCACAGCGTAGATGATTACAAGTTGTTTTTGGAATTTACTAATGGCCATAAAAAAAGTAGAGAAGAATATTTAAGCTACTTGGATCAATCTTACGCACATCCTGGTTACACCAGACATCTGAGAAAGTTTTTTGATGAATATCATGAAATAAAAAAAGAATTTGTAAATGAGTAAAAAACCACCTGCAAAAAGCTGGAACTACAGAGTTCTGGCTTTTTTTATTGATGATGACAGAAAATACTTTGAAGTAAGAACTGTATATTATGAAGATGGCTTACCTATATCTTATGGTGAACATGGTCATCCTATCAATGGTTCAACATTGAGAACTACAAAAATCACTATGAAACAAATGGCAAAAGCCTTTGAAAAACCAGTGTTATGGGGAGATGAAAGATTCCCTAACAAGTACAAAAAACTTAAAAAGAAATAGTATGGAAGTAATAATAAATGGAATAGTTTATGTTCCAAAAAAATTAGAAAAACAAGTTGAACCTATAATTATAGAAAAAAATTATAAGTTTGAATTGCATCCCATCATATCAAATGATAAATTAAAATGGGATGATGCAGTAGCATATACAAAAAGTTTAGGAAATGATTGGAGATTACCAACTATTGAAGAGTGTTTTATCATGTACAACAATAAAGTAATTACTGAAGATGCCTATTGGAGTAGTTCAGAGACCAATAATGACCTCGCTTGGATCTTCCACTTCTACTATGGGCTTGCCAACTTCAACCATAAGTACTATACTAATTTCGTTCGCGCAGTTAGGTCACTTTAAAAAGAAATAGTATGAAAATAATAGTATTAGATTTTGCATCAGGCATTCCTTATGTATTTGATTTTCCTAAAGAATGTAGTGATGCAGAAGATTTCTTTGACACAGACTTGGCAAAGGAATATAATTTAAGAGAAGGTAATTGTAATTATATGGTTACTAATGAAGAAATTCAAAAGAAATAATATTGTTAAATTAAAAAAAGTTTAGCATGATAGCAACATTTAAATTTGATATGAATGATCCTGAAGATATGATGGATCATAAGAGAATGATTAAAGCTCTTGATATGGCATTAGTATTATGGGAACTTAGAACTAATGCTCAGAAAAAGATTTATGATAGTCTAGATTATATGCAAGAAGATAAGCCTAAGACTGCATATGAAGGTGTGGAAATGGTATTTGAAATGCTATATCAGCTTAT